TGACTTACTTAGAACTTGTAAACGATGTACTTGTGAGGTTGCGTGAGACAACAGTCTCTACTGTTTCCGAAACATCTTATTCAACGCTGATTGGCAAGTTTGTCAATGATGCCAAACGTCAAATTGAAGATGCTTTTGGTTGGAATGCTTTAGGTACTACCATTACTGTTACCACAGTAGCATCTACATCAGCTTACTCGCTGACAGGTGCTGGTCAGAAGTTTCAAGTAATGGATGTAATCAATACTACAAGCAATGTTGGTCTTACAAACATCAGCTTTGTGGACATGAACCGCAAACTAAACTTTACGCCACTTGCCAATCAAATACCTACAGAATTTGCTTTTGATGGCGTTGATGGTAGCTATGACACTAAGGTAAATCTATACCCAATACCTGATGGTGTTTACACAATCAAATTTGCTTTAACAGTGCCACAAGCTACCCTAGCGTCAGATGCAACTGTTGTGTCTGTCCCTGACGTTTTAGTGGTTCAGAATGCCTATTCTCGTGCTTTAGTTGAGCGTGGTGAAGATGGTGGTTTGTCTTCTTCTGAGGCATACCTGTTATATAAATCTATGCTGTCTGATTACATTGCTCTGGAAGGCACTCGCTATCCTGAGAATCAGGAGTTTGTTGCGGTATGAGTCAACAAATACAAACCTTTAGCATTTCAGCCCCTGCACTTTATGGGTTGAATACGCAAGACTCCCCTCTTGATCTTGCGTCTGGATTTGCTTTGGTTGCGACAAACTGCATCATTGACCAATATGGTCGTATGGGTTCACGCAAAGGTTTCTCAAGGGTCAATTCATCTAGCGGTGATTTAGGCGCTAATGACGTTAAGGTCATCCATGAGTTAGTTCAAGCTGATGGCACTTTGACTATATTGTTTGCAGGAAACAACAAGTTGTTTAAACTTGATGGCTCTAATGCTGTTACTGAGTTAACTTATGGCGGTGGCGGTACTGCACCAACTATTACTGACAGTAATTGGCAGTGTGCATCCTTGAATAGCATCACATACTTTTTTCAGTCTGGTCACAATCCTCTAATATTTGACCCTGCTGTTAGTACTACAACCTATCGTAGAGTATCAGAGAAGACGGGTTATGCTGCTACTGTTCCAGATGCCAATATTGCAATTTCTGCTTTTGGTAGATTGTGGGCAGCAACTACAACATCAAATAACGCTACAGTCTTCTTCTCAGACTTGATTTCTGGTCATGTTTGGTCTACAGGAACGGCTGGTAGCTTAAACATAAACAATGCGTGGGTTAATGGTGCTGACCAAATCACTGGTTTAGCGGGTCACAATGGATTTTTGTTTATCTTTGGTAAAAGACAAATCCTTATCTATTCGGGTGCAACCACTCCATCGACTATGGTGTTGAGCGACACTGTTGAAGGTATTGGTTGCATTGCAAGAGACAGTATTCAGACTACTAGCACTGATGTGCTTTTCTTGTCTAACTCTGGTGTACGTTCTTTGATGAGAACAATTCAAGAGAAGTCTTCTCCTGAAAGAGATTTGTCTAAGAACATTCGCAATGACTTGATGTCTATTGTTAATGGAGAGACATTAGCAAATATTAAGTCTGTTTATTCAGAGCGTGAAGCGTTTTATTTGTTGACAACACCAACTACAGGCGGTTTATTTTGTTTTGACACTAAGGCTTATTTGCCTGATGGTGCGGCAAGAGCAACAACTTGGGACTCTATAACACCAACTTCTTTCTTGTCTCGCCGTGATGGTACTTTGTACATTGGCAAGAATGGTTACATTGGTTTGTACAACACTTATCAAGATCACCAATCTTCATATCGTCTGTTGTACTACACGAACCATGCAGACCTTGGGAATCAGAATCAAACTTCTATTTTGAAGAAGTTGTCAATTGTGGTGATTGGCGGTACAAATCAGACTGTTACCTTTAAATGGGGGTTTGACTTTAAGACCAACTATTTATCTGACAACACTGTTATTCCATCGCAAGGCGAGTCTTACTACAACATTGCTGAGTATGGTGCAAATGCCACTGTAGTTGCACAATACTCTGATGGTGTTGCTCTACAAACATTATCTGTTTCTGCGTCAGGTTCAGGTAAGGTTGTGCAAACTGGATATGAAACAGACATCAATGGTACTGAGTTGTCTATTCAAAAGATTGAAATTCAAGCCAAACAAGGCAAAATAAGTTAAAGGAACAACTATGTCTAATTACACAAAATCAACCAATTTTGCTTCTAAAGATGCGTTAACTTCTGGTAATGCCTTAAAGATTGTCAAAGGTACTGAGATTGATACCGAGTTCAACAATATTGCAACTGCTATTGCAACCAAGGCTGATTCAGTTGGAACTACGAGCGTAGCAAATGGTGGTACTGGAGCAACAACTGCTGCTGGTGCAAGGGCAAATTTACTTCCTGCTTTTGCCTCAAATATTGGTAAGGTATTGGCTGTTAACTCAAGCGCAACTGACGTTGAATTTATTGCTGCTGGTGGTACAGGTACAGTCACTAGCGTTGCTGGAACAGGCACTGTAAATGGAATTACATTAACTGGAACAGTTACCGCATCAGGCAATTTGACTTTGGGTGGAACACTTAGCGTTAGTTCACCAACAGGTGTACTTCCTGTAGCTAACGGAGGTAGTGGTTCTGCATCAGGCGTTGCAGCATCTATTGTTTTAGCTGGTACGTTTAGCACAGGAACTTATGCTCTTGATTCCAGTAGCTTATTGCGTCTTGGCGCATCTAGCCCATCAGCTAATTGGAGACTTTACAGTGTTCCTGTCAATCAAGGAACAGGACATCCAGCAATTGTTGGCGATAGATTGAATTACGCTGATTCATCTTGTTTACTTTGCAACGATACAACATCGGGAAGTGGGGCAAGAAACTTAATTGCTTTTGCTTTAAACAATACGGGATATGCTTCTATTTCAACAAATGGAACAACGATTACTTACGGCACAGGTTCTGATTACCGCCTAAAAACCAATGTAACACCTTTAACCGATTCAACGGCTAAAGTAAAGGCGCTTAAACCTTGCTCATACAACTGGGTTAAGGCTCCTGAGATTTATAGCCAAGGCTTCTTGGCGCATGAGTTGGCTGAAGTTGTACCGCAAGCAGTTACTGGCGAAAAAGATGCTGTAAATAGTGATGGTTCTATCAAATCGCAACAGGTCGATTTGTCTTATGTGATTCCTTTGTTAACTTCTGCTTTACAAGAAGCAATTGCTAGTATTGAAGCATTAGAAGTAAGAATTACCGCACTTGAGTCCCAATAAAAGGAAAAAGAAAATGCCAAATTTATTTAGTAATCAATATCAAAATCTAGCATCAAAGGGTAGATTTGGCGACACTATGCTTGCCCACATTAATCCTCAAGAAGCTGGATTGTTAACGGCTATGGGCGGCGCTGGAACTATAAATCCTCAAACTGGTTTGCGTGAGTTTTATCAAATTGGAAAACGTGAAGAAACATATCAAGCACCATTTGGTACTTATGACATGAGGGGTGCATCCCCAGAAAGACCAGCACCATTCGATAGAAAATATGCAGATATAGTCCAAGGAGGTATGGGTGCGCAAAGAGTTACAGGTTACACATTACCAACTACAGATAAAAAATTTGCAGATATACCACTTGCGGCTAAATATGACCCAAAAGGTAATTTTCTTCATTACACACTAAAAGCAGGTGAATATTTAACTCCTGACCCAAGCCAGCCAAACATCCAATCTGTTCCAAGGCTAGATGCAGATGGCAATATTATGGATTGGGGGATTGTGGATGTAAACGATCTAGAAGATGGTGGCTTTGTTAGCATGATAAGGGAATTAGGTACTGAGTTTGCCCCGATGATTTTGGCTGCATTAGGAGCCAATTACCTTGCTGGTTTTCCTAGTGCTAGTGCTGGCGTTACTGGTGCTGCTGCGGCTGAAGCGGCTGCTGGTGGGGTTGTAGGTTCTGGTGCTTTAAGCCCCTATGTTGCTCAAGCGGCTGGTGCTTATGGGGCTGGTGGTGCGGCGGCGGCGGGATTGCCTGCCGCTGTTGCCACTGGTGGAGGATTGCTATCTACTAGCCCATTATCTGTTCCTACTGGTCAAGCTGGTGCAGATATATTAGCTAAAGAAATAGCGGCGGCTAGTGGTACTGTTGAAGGCGCTACTGCGGCTGCTGGAGGAAGCGCAACCAAGGCCGCCATATATGGAGCAGAAGGCTATGGCGCACCTGTAACGGCGGCAGAACTTGCGGCTGGTGCGGCGGCTGGTGGTTCAGTTAGTCCAAGTATGTTGCAATCTATTGCAGATGCAACTGGAATATCAGTAGATACTTTAAAGACTTTTGGCCCATCTGTTATCCAAGGTTTGATAGGTGCTGGTGGTTCTGCTTTAACTGCTAATCAAGCTACAGACGCAGCTAAGACACAAGCAGATGCACAGATTCGTGCGGCACAAATTGCGGCTGATGCTGCTCGTTTTAGACCTGTTGGCGTGACTACTCGTTTTGGTTCATCAAACTTCCAAACTGATGCCCAAGGTAATGTAATTGGTGCTGGATATACACCTAGTCCTGAAATCACAGGTTATCAAGATAGATTGAGAACCCTTGCTGGTCAGGGGCTAAGTGATGTAGAGGGCGCTAGAGCCGCTTATTCTCCTTTGAGCAGTGCTGCACAGAACTTGTTTAGCTTGGGTCAGGGATACCTTTCTAAAACACCAGAGCAAGCGGCACAAGAATACATTTCCAAACAAACAGCTTTGCTTGCGCCTAGCCGAGAAAACCAACTTGCTGAATTGCGAAACAGACAGTTTCAAACAGGCCGTTCTGGTGTGGCTACAGCACAGGGTGGTAACTTGATGAATACAAGCCCTGAACTTGCGGCTTACTACAACTCATTGGCTCAAC